CATAGAAAAGCGGCCTCCGCAACATTGGCATGAGACTCAAAAATATCTTGGGCAAAATTCCCTTTGGTTATATAACTATACAGTCGTTTCTTTTCTTTCTGAGAAACCTTCCCACCAAAAAACTCTTCTTTTTTCTTAATGAAGTTTTGAAGTTCTTTTTTTGATTTAAGCGAAGCTTCCTCTTTTTGCTTTTCTCCTTGTTGCTTTTCTGTTCTAAGCCTATCCTTTTCATTGTGAATATGCTTATTTAGTTGCTGACGTATTAATGTGGCTTCTCTCTTAAGAAGTCCTGCGTCCGTCAGCCTATCTATCGTGTCCTCTATAGACTCATCTTCATACTTTGATGCTCTCATATCAGCGATAACTAAATCTTTGTCAGAAAGCTCTAAATAAGAGTTAAGGTTTTCGATTACCTCGTTTTCTTTTGCTTGCGGTTTTAAAGCGTCTTTAACTTTTTCTAAAAACTCTTCTTTACTGCCAGCTTCTATGCCTGCTTCTTTACTAAGCTCGTTCCAATCTAGTTCTGGTGCAGCTTCTGCTTGCACCTCTTCTGTTTCGTCCCAATCTGAGTCTTCTTCAGTTGCTTCTTCAGTATCTGTAACTTCTTCTGTAGCTTCTGCTTGAGGCTCTTCTACCTCGACGTTATCCCAAGAAAAATCATCAGATTCTTCAACTTCTTGAGCTTCAGCTACTTCTGCTGTTTCTACATTTTCCTCAGTTTCTGTAGTCTCTGTCAACGCTTCAGCTGACTCAACTTCTTGACCTAAGAATGAACTAGGGTCAAAACCTTGTGGAGTTTCTTCTGTAGACGATACTGCGTCTTCAATTAATTTGCTTTCTTCTGCCATTTTGTTTTGCTTTTAACTGTTTACAAATATATTACTTTTTTTCTATAGTTTTTCTGGACTCTGCACGCCTAGCGTTTTTAGCATCATTTTCTTTTTGTTGAAAATTAAAATCAGCTTTAACTTTTTCTAAAGAGAGTTTATTTTTCTCTTTAGAGTCATCTATATCTCTGCTTGCATCGGAAGCAACTTCTTGCGCTACAACTCTAGCTTCGGCATTTATCTGAGCTACTTTAATTCGTCCATCAATTTCCATCTGCTTCATTTGCATATCTGCTTGAGATGCAGCTTGTTGCGCTTCTGCTGCAGCTTGTTGCTGTTGCATGGCTTGTTCTTGTTGTTGCATCTGTTGCTCCTTCATAGCGTCTATACCTTGCTCAAGCACGTGTTGAGCTTCAGTCATAGTATCTGCTTTAAGAACTTTTAACGCATCAAGAAGAGTAATAGTTCCAGATTGTAGTGCGGCTTGCGACATTTGCTGTACAGATTGCTTTAAAGCATCATCTTTTCCAGCATCACCTAAGAATATACCATAGTCATTCAGAGCCACATCAGGAAGTACGTTCAGCATCTTATATCCTGCATCCCCTAAGACAAAAGCAGCTTTCTTTCCACCAGCCCAAGACATCTTCATTAAGTTGGCAAGCTTATCAAATACTTTCTTCTTTACTTCGTTGTGAGAGTAGAACCAACCTCCTGTAGATATAGAAGACTGAGTTACAGCTCTTTGCACGTTACCTACATATTCGTACTGCTCAACAGCACCTTCTCTTTGTGGTGATACACCAGAAATCTGTCCTGCAGTTTGTTCTAGCATCAGCTTTAAGTTGATTAACTGCTGTACGGAATTAGATAAAGTAAAGTCTACTTGTTGGAACTGATTAAATGAAGCAGTCTCTCCACCCTCTTCTCTTGAGTTGATAGGGATTATACCATCATTCTTAAGGTGATACATTACCTCTTGCATGTCCATACCAATTTCAGTTGGCATTTGAGATACGTCATAAACTACAGCTTTACCACCAGAACGAGCAAGAGCTAATTCAATATGGTACATAACAATGTTATATAGCATTTGTATATGACTTAGTATATCTACTAAACTTGTAGGTTTACCAGTTGTATGATTAAATATTACTCCTACGTATGAAAGGTCGGTAGTACCTGCATCATCAACAGACCTTACCTGGTTAGGTCGCCTTTGACAGTTAACTAAAATTTTACCACCTATTTGTGTTCCTTCCCAAATATCATCTACATATTTAGTCTCTATAGTTTCTCCTTTACGTTTTTTGTAATTATCACCTACAGCTTTTCTAAATGGACGCTCAGGATTATATTTATTTTCTGATACTTTAAACCTAAGAGCTTTAATAGATTTCCACTCTGCAGATACTACCCGTACCTTTACAGTTTTAGATTCGTCTATCTCTACCCAGTTAAAGATACCATTCCACCTATCTAGGTAGTCGTTAGTTGCCTGACGCATTTCTTCTAACTCTTTTATATCATCTGCATCTAACTGGTCTCTAAACTCGTCTATTACTTCGTTAATATTTAGCCATCGCTCTTCACCACACCACTGTGCTCTATCTAAAAAGTCTGACTCTATAGATTTATCATAAACAAAAGTCCTAGGGTCTACTCGCCTTACATAAGGGTCACCATCTTTAATGTATACCTTGTAGAATTGTTTAGCTGTTACAAGCATATCTCTAAGTCCTTCTTTAAACAAATGTTTAAGTTGGTACTTTTGAGTGAGGTAATCTAAACCATCATGTATAGACTCTTCAATAACTTCTTTATATTGATACCTCATAAATAAGTCTATGTCGTCAGGTATAGGATATTCTTTATTATCCATTTCTAACTCCATACCAAACTCATTTTCTACCTCTGAGTTTATTTCCGCTAGTAAGCTATTAGCAACAAGAGAAACTTTAAATTGTTCTTTTCTTAAAGCTGCATCCATGTTTACTGCAAACACGCTTTTATCTAAAGGTCTACTAAGGTCTTCATTACATAGTAAATCAATCTTGTTACGTGTGATAGGGTAATTAGCCATAGTCGCAGGAGAAGGCATGTTATACTGCTCTGTTACGTAGCTGTAGTCATCATACTCTAGGTCACCATTGTAAAGTCTATAGTTTCTAACATCCTTATCGTAATCACTAGTAGAACCTTCAGCATCTTGATGTGAAAGTTGCTTTACAATAGCATCAATGTTTTCTTTACACCATTCATCAGTTTTCTCGTTATCTGGTATAAATTGTTTTGGGAAGTTACTCATTTTATTATTCTTTATAAGGTATCAATTTTCCGTTTTCTCTTTTGTAATATACAAAACCAAGACTTTTTTCTTTGTATTGTTCTTTCTTTACTTGTTTGTCGTATAAGTCTATATCATGTACTAAACACAAACCAAAAGCTATCGCCCTATCTGTGTTCTTTAGTCCATATACACTAAGCTCATCAAGTAGGTCTATAAACCAAATGTCTTGACAATTTTCTTCTACATACTTATCTATAAACTGGTCCATAACAGCTTTAGTATGCTTGTTCATTTGCAAGCCGTACTTATTTCTGTTTACAGTCTTAGGAGAGTGTGCCGTTGTAGGACGCTCTTTTAAGTATTGTTTTCCGCCAGCTCGTTGAAAATATCCTATAACGCCTATACGTGTATATTCTATTAACATTTTCGCGTTGTAATATACGGCTAATTTTAAACATCCATCCCAGAACTCTTCAGCTGTCTCTGGTCGCTCTGTATATTCGGCTATTGGGTAGTTTCCTGCTATCTCCATATTGTAGAATCTACGGAATATAATAGCACTACCAAGCGAGGTAGTTGACGATTGGTCTTGGTCATAAGAGTCAATACCTCCAATGTCNAGCCCTTTAAGTTCAGGTTTAGGGTGTGCTAGTATTTTATAAGGGCCAGTTTTATCTAACACAAACTCTACCTCCATACTATCACCTACCCATTCAAGCCTACCGCTTTGTATTTGTCCTTGTAANGTCTCGCTACTAAGTATTTCACTTCTTTGTGCGTTTATTTTAGCTACATTAAACCTAGAGTTTTTAGTTTGTAAGAATGCTTCCTCTACAGACAAAGGGTAGTTTTGTAGCTCTAAGTTGTAACCCTTCTGATTACCAGCTTGTTGCAGTTTTTCTCTTCTTTCTTTAAGTGCTTTAGTTGCATTGTCGCTATCAGAGATACCTGTTTTCATATTAAAATACCCATGGTAACACATGGACGCAGGAATAAACATAGGTATAAGGTTGAAGGCATCTGCATTATAGTACATCTCCATGAAGTCTTTAGATGCTGCTTCTATATCACCCCCTGTTCCACCGATAATAGGTACACCATATTGTACATCACCATCCATAAAACAAGCTTTAGATGACATATAGGCGTTTAAGAGTTCCTTGAACTCCCCTGCTTCTTCAAATATCATAACAGAAAGACGTTCCCCTTTATATACTTCGGGGTTACTCATTGTTCTACAGTGTATAGTAGACTGAAAACCTCCTACACCCCACTTACCTTCTTTGTCTTTTATCTTATATCCAGACCTCATTATCTCATCTCCGTCTTTTAATAGAGAATGGCGGAAGTTTGAGTGTTGATTATTAAGTCCTGCCTTAACTTTATCAAAGAAAGAGGTTGCAGTAACCTGTAATCCTGCTGCTACCCCCACGTGGTTGTATGGGTAGAAGGTATATTCATGAGCAAGTATACCTGAGTTCATATAAGAAAACCCTTTATCCCTTGCCTTAATGACAATCATACCTTTTTCTTCCTGCTTACAGGTATCAAATAGGTCAAAGTAAGCCTTATCCATGTCTCTATACCATGGAGATATAAGAGTTTTACGGCTATTACCTTTAACTCCGTCGCTACCTAAGATTTTATAGAAGTTTAAATAGTAATAATGCTTACCAGTAATGGCATCCATACCTTTAGGTTTGAATCCATTCTTACATCTTTCTATTTGAGTGTCCCAAAACTCTCTAAAAGCTATACTTTCAGGGTTTAAATGGGGTATCCCCTCATGAATTAAGGGTGCGTATTTTTTTATATCATACATTCTTTTGGCTCTGCAATGTTTCTAGATAACTTAGTTCTCTATTACCAGCAATCTTAGAACGCTCTCCCCTTCTCTCTATAGAGTCTAAAAGCTTTTGCCTTGTAATAAGTATTTTCTCCACACCAATCATAACCTTTTGTATGTCTGCTGCGTTTTCTATATTAATCTTTACACTATCTAGTAATGTAGTATACTCGTCTATCTTTTCATTAAAGGCAGACAACTGGGCATCCAGCGGGTCGTACTCCAACTCTTTATACTTAGCTATTGCGTCAGCAATTTTTTTATTTTTCGTACCCTTCCAATCATAATTTCCAAACAAATCTTTAGCTACTACACGCATCCTTTCGGATTCGTTGTAGTGCCTATATGGAGAATCATAGTCGGCAATATAAGATACATACATTAGGCCTTTATTCCCAAGACCTGAAGTTTCCATTACTGACTTAAATTCAGGAATTCCATATATACCATCGTCCTCAATTATATTTCCTTGCTTACTAATCTTGAGTAGGTACATGTATTTTAAGTTTTGTTTTCATTATAAGTATGCCGTGGTTGACGTACTCTACTTCTCCTTCCTGCTGTATTCCGTCCTCGTCTACAAAATTAAACCCCAGTGAGTCTATATTACCCCCTGACATTATATACTTGTTCTCTAAAGGCTCGTAACCTAAATCGATATAGTTCTCTAGAATCTCCCATTCCTGCTCTTCCGACATTTCAAATACATTTACGTACCCAAATATTCTTCCGTTAGGCATCTTCTCAACTATACCGTACTTTGTTCTTTGCTTATCCATTGTTTCCATATTGTAAAGATAGTAAATATATCGTACTAACAATTATACACAAAAAAAAAGAGGCCCATTACAGACCCCTTTTCCAACCAAAAACCTCATTATATATTATTGCATTATTAATTAGTCGTGCTGTATGTAACCACCGTCAGAGTATTTTCTACCTGAACCATAGTTACCCTTCATAGGATTGTTAGGAGTGTCAGAAACTTTCTTTTTCTTCTTCTTAAACATCCCCTTTACCTTCTTTAATATCATGCGTCTTTTCATCTACCTAAACTTAGTCGTG